AAGCGCGCCGTTCTCCGCATGCCCAAGCGCAAGCTGGCTGGCGTGGAAGCGGCCACCGTCGCGCACCGCAAGACGATGGACAGGGTGCTCGACCGCAGCACCATCGAGCCTTTGAAACTCGGCGTGCGGGCGGAAGGGGAGGCGCTGCGCAAGATCTTGGCGGCGGGCATCGGCTCGAGCTCTCGCCCTGCGACGAAGGGCGACCTCGCGATTGTCCGACGCTACCTGGACCGGAGCCTGCTCCGAACCGGGCATCAAGCTCGCGCGCATCTTCTCGACAGCACGAAGGACACGCAGGTGGAGGCCGCCCGGTCTCTCGCCAAGTTCGCCCATTCGCTCAGCCCGAAAACAGGCACGTCCCTCGATGACGAGGCGATGTTGAGCAGGCTCGTGAACAAGCACCGCAAGGCGCTCGAAGCAGGGCGCCGCACCTCGAGCGCAGCCCTCACGCAGAACATCCGCATGGCGGCCCGGGACCAGGTGAGCGCGCTTTCCCTCGAGGGAATGACCGCCGCAGATCTCGTGAAGAAGGCGCACGAAATCGCTTCAGACCAGTGGTGGCAGGTGGAGCGCACCGTTCGCACCGAGAACAGCGTCGCGTTCAACACCACCCAGCACACCGCAATGCAGGAGCTGGCGAAGGACATCCCCGGCCTGATGATGCGCTGGACCGAGCTGATCAGCGATATCACGGGCGCACCCTTCGACGATCGCGTGGGCAAGGACTCCATGGTGCTGCACGGGCAGGTGGCGAGACCTGGCCAGCTGTTCGTCATGCCGCCTCATCCTCTCGCCCCGAGCAAGATGGTGGGCAAGAAGTGGGCACATCCACCCAATCGCCCAAATGATCGGGCGGTCCTGACGCCGTGGGCGCCCGGCAAAGGCGTCGTCGCGTGGCAGTGGGTAGGCGAGCGCCGCGTGACCCTGAAGTGATTGCGACGCACAGCAGGCTCCGGTAGCATCCGGGCCAGGGAGAACTTCGACACCATGGCCATCGACCCGAAGAAGCTCAGCGCAATGGCGGGAGCAGTTCGCCGCCCTGCCCCGCCCAGCAACCTCGTCGCAGCGCGAAAGAAGAAAGCGGCACCCCCGCCCGATCCTGAGGAGGAAGGCCGGCGCAGAGGAGGGCGAGGAGTCTGACGCCGACGAGCAGGCGGAAGGAAACTACCCGCCGCCTGCTGGTGGGGCGAACCCTGGCGCCGCGATTCCTGCGCTCGAGCAGTACGCGAGCGAGGTCGAAGCGGCCTGCGACGAGCTTGACTACGACCTTCTCACGGACCCCGAGCTGGAGATGACAGACGACGATCTGTCCATCCTGCAAGAGGGCGTGCTCATGCTCCCTCCCCGGTTCCTCAAGGTGATCGAAAACCTGCGGGCCATCGACTGGGATGCTGCGCAGACGATCTCCGCGCACCTGCAAGAAGAGGGCATGATCGAGGACGCGGATAAGGTCGCAGGCTGGATCTTCCGCGTAGGCCAGGCGCTCGACGACGGCGAGACGGGCGACTCGGAGATGGTGCCGAAGGACGAGTACACCGATCCCGAGGAAGAAGACGAACTCGAGGCCCCGAGCGCGCTCTGATTTTTCGGGCTCTTGCGATAGCTGAACGCCTGGCGTACCCTCCGGGTGCCCAGATTTTGCTCACGTCAAGGAGGCAGATCATGTTCAAGGGAGAAAAGCCACAGGGGCAGCCGCGCACCGCCCGCAGCAACGCGGAGCAGTACGCCGACCCCAAAAACTTCCCTGAAGATCTGCCCTACAACACGGAGGCAGGGGCCCCGCTGTCGACTCCCGGCGCTGCGCAGCCTTACGCCGACGCCGCTGAGGGCACGGCAGGGCAGCAACTTTCGCCGCGTGACATGGGGCCTGCCGCATTCGGATCTGTGAGCAAGCCCAGCAACTCGCAGAGCCCGGACGGCGGCCCGTCGCCTCTTTCCAACGTACGGCGCGGTTGATCCGCGTGAAGCCCGAAAGCTCTGCGAAGGCAGTCGCCTCGTTGTTTCAAGATCCGATGGACGCGCTCAAGCACTCCGAAGGCGAGTACGCAGATCCTACTGATCAAATGACAGAAGAACAGCGGTTGCCGATGCTGGTCAAGGCGCCAGATCCAAGACCCTTCGGGAACAGGTAATGAGCGACATCTTCAAGGTCCACGGCGACTACACGTCCGAGCCCGCGTCGAGTTGTTCGGCGTCGGGCTCTCCCACTGTTTCAGCGCCGATCGACGAAGTGTTGTCGTTGAAGCGCTCGCCAACGCTCGCCGAGTACGAGCTGACGGCCGACGCGGTGCAGGCCGTGGCTTTCGGCCCTGCAACGAACGCGCACGTCATTCTGATCAAGACGGTCGGCGGCAAGGTGACTGCACGGCTCACGAGCGCGGACGGCGCGACACAGGCGATTCCGGTCGACTCGTTCATGCTGGTCATCAGCGAGTCAGTCCCATTCACGGCGCTCGATCTAACCCGAGTGTCCGGCGTGACAACCACGGTGAAGGTGCTTCTCGGTGAGAAGGCCTAAGAGGAGATCAGAGCAATGACCACAACCAAGAGTCGCACCGTTCGGGAAGCCATGAACCAGGGCAACCCCTCAGAGATCGCCACGGGCCTTCAGTTGGTCAAGATCGGCGACATGGTTTCGCCGGTCAAGGCCACCGCAACTGGCCTCGCGTCGGCGGCTGCGCATGACCTGACCACTGCCGCGACCAAGGCCGGCTCCGTGGTGGTCGGCCTCACGCTTGCGGTGGGGGAGAACTTGCCTGCCGCCGCCGCCGTCCAGTCTGTGCGCGTGACGGCGGGCGCCGCTGCCGCAGGCCTTCGCCAGATCGGCGACGCCGCAGCGACCCCGTCCGCCACGGTCGCCACGCTGTCGGATGACGGCAAGACGCTGACCTTCGAGGCAGGCGTCACCGCGTTCGTCGTGGTCTACTTGCCCCGCGCCGCAGTGTCGGCAGACAGCACGGACATTCAGCCCATTTCCTGATCGCCTGGAATGAGCCAGCGATCGCTATCGTAAACCCATCACCACCCATTTCTGCAACCCACTCTAGGCCCGACAGCGTTCCTGTCGTCCTTACGCGAATCGACGACGGCGGTGAACAGTCGGAATCAGACGGGTTAGCAGGGCTAGTAGGAGCGCAGACATGGACCCAGTTCAAGGATCAGCACCAACACCCGCGCCGGGATCCGCCCCGGCGCCGAGTGCTCCAGTTTCGACAACCCCTGAGGTGCCCGAGGTAGCGTCACCGCACGCTGTCACTCAGCCGGCCCCGGCCCCAGCAGGCGCAGTAAGCGCGCCGGCTGCGCCTGAGCCAAAGGTGCTCGCGATCCCTTCTGCCGCAATGAAGGGGATCAAGGCTGACGAGCGTGAGCGTGGGCGCGCCGAGGCCCTGCAATCGCTTGAGGTTGAGGCCCAAAGTCTCGGCTTCTCGACGTATGCAGAGCTGAAAGCCGCTGCCGCTGCGCAGAAGGCAGGGGCGCAAGCCGCGCCTGTGCCGGAGCCTGCTTCGGCGGACACGGGCCAGGACTCAGCCAAGGCGCAGCAAGAGTTGGTTGCCCAGCGCGACCGAGCTCTCGACGAGAAGAAGCGTCTCAACAGGCAGCACGCTCGGGCTGAGCGCGAGAACAGGCAGCTGAAGCAGAAGCTCATCGAGCAGGAAGTTCAGTCTGAGCTGAAGCTTGCGGCCAAAGATGCGGGCGTCGTGGACGTCGACTATGCGGTCGAGGTCCTCCGGCGTTCAATCAAGGGCATGTCGGAAACGGAGTTGCAGGGGTTCGACGAAGCCAAGTTCTTCCGAGAGCAACTGCGCCAGTCGCACCCCCACCTGTACCAGGTGGAGCAGCGGCCGGTCACCACGGGAACGGGCAATGCCCCTGTCGCCAAACCAACGGTGCCGTCCAAGACGGTCGATCCGAAGGACGCCGGCAAGGCCGATGCTCGGGTGATGTCACCTCAAGATTTTCAGGCACGCCTGCGCAAGCTAGGCCTGTCTGATCCTGCAACCGGGGGCATGCTGGCGTAGCGGGCGCGGGCTGTGATTCCCTTGATACTGTTGACTTGGATCTGTACATTCACGATTGACCTGGCGCTGCGAGCGCCATCGCCAGAGGGGAACCATGCCTGACTTTTCCATCATCCTGCAATCGCCAGAAGTCCGACAGATCGTCCAGGAAAACATCCTGGAGCGATCGTTTCACGATGCGCTCTTTCCGCGCCTCATGTTTCGAGGTGAAGCGAGCCCGGTGCCGTGGCCTGCGGGCATCGGCGACACCCAGCTGTTCAGCGCCCCTGGGTTGATCCCCACGGACACGCGTCCGCTGACACCTGGCGCCGATCCGCTTCCCGCCACGTACCCCATGGAGCAGTGGACCGCGCAGCTCCAGCAGTACGCGGGCACGATCGACACCCACATGCCGACGAGCATGGTCGCGATCGTGAACCTGTTCCTGCGCAACGCGCATCAGCTCGGCATGCAGGCGGCGCGCACGATGAACTCGATCGTCCGCAACCGCATGTACGCGGCAGCGCTGTCAGGGTGGACGGTATCGGATGGTGGCCAAGCCGCCGTCACCTCCCTCCGCGTGAAGCGCCTCAACGGATTCACGCGCGCACGCAACCCGGCAATCACGGGCGCCTCGCTGGTTCGCTTCGATCTCGTGAGCGCGTCCAATCCGCTCTCGATCACCATTCGCGACTCGTCGCCGGCGGACGTGGTTCGCAACGTCATCGGGTTCACGCCGGACACCCCCGGCGATGAGTTCGGGCCTGGCGTTCTTCTGATCGACGCGGTGGTGACCGTCCTCGATCGCGGGTACGTTTACTCGGCGGACCGCACCGCCATCACGCGCTCCGGCGGCGGGTTCAAGGTCGACGACGTGACGGGCGACAGCCCGACGCTCGCGGACATCCGCACCACGGTCGCGAACTTCTGGCAGCAGAACGTCCCCGAGCACAGCGACGGGCGCTTCCACTGCCACATCGACCCGACCTCGCAGGCGAAGATCTTCGGCGACGCGGAGTTTCAGCGCTTGCTGACTTCGTTGCCTGACTACTACATGTACAAGCAGTTCGCGCTCGGCGAGCTCCTGAACACCGTCTTCTTCCGCAACTCCGAGTGTCCCACGGCGGACACGATCATCGGCGGCGCCACGGCGACCTACGACCTGCGCGATCCCTTCGTGGGCGAGCTGTACCACGACGGCACGCCGGGCGGGAACAAGGTGCACCGCATGCTGTTCACCGCGCAGGGCGGCATCATGGAGTACTTCTCCGACCTGCAAGCGCTGATCACCGAGGCTGGCGTGACGGGTGCGATTGCCGATCCGCGCATCGTCAACAACGGCATCGAGATCTTCTCGGATCGCATCCAGATGATCATCCGTGCGCCGCTGAACCGCCTCCAGGACCAGGTGTCCACGAGCTGGAAGTTCATGGGCGACTGGCCCGTGCGCACCGACGCCTCCACTGGAAGCCCGGCGCGCCTCAAGCGCTTCACCGTGATTGAGCACGGCGAGTAGCTTGCATCCGGGCGCTGCGTTTTGCCTGGCTGAGGCGAACGCAGCGCTGCCCCTAACCTGAAAGAACCGACCGCCATGGCAAAGCACAGACAACCGATCGAGGACCTTGCAACTCAGCTCAAGGCTCAGTTGAAGCCGTCTGCGATCGACCCAATCGAAGCCGCCAAGGCGGGCGGTGAAGTCGTTCCGGCGAAGCCCTCGAGCGCCGAACCAGCGGCGCCTGCGGCACCTGAGCCGACGCTGCCGGCCCCGACAGTGCCTCGGACCTCGGACATGTACGTGGTTGAGCGCGACATCACGATTTCGTGGGGCACGCAAACCCTGTACCTGCGGTGCGGCGATAAGCTGTGCGAGGACAGCTACGGCGACGGCGCCATCGCTCGATTTCGCGAGCGTGGTGTTGCATTGAAGAAGGCGTAAACTCGGGATTGACGCGCCGGCAGGAGGGCGCCACGTATGGCACTTCTCACCGACGCCGAAAAATCCCGAGTACGCTACCACCTCGGCTACCTCGCATCGGGGTTCGCGGCGTCGTTGCAGTTCGGCTTACCTCGGCCAGTCCAGACGGTCTTCATGCTCGAGGACGCCATGTCTGGGCTGGTCGAGACGAACGCGCTCGATCGGGTCCGCGCCATTCTTTGCACGCTCGACAAGATCGAGGCCAAGATGGTGTGCGCCGTTGATCAGCTCGGCGTAGAGAAGCTGGGCGAGATCTCACTCCGCAAGGAGCACCCCGATCTGCTCGAGAAGGAGTACGATCGCTGGTCGTCTCGCCTTGCCGACATCTTCGGCGTGCCGAAGTACCCGTTCAGCGTCAAGACGCAGCGGCGCGGCCCCGGTAGCAACATCCCGGTGTCGGGGTGAAGCCGCAATCGTACGCGCGGCTCGGGCGCAGCGAGCTGATTCAGCACTTAGAGCGCCTCCGCGCGCTTCTCGATGCGGCACAGTTGCACGCTTGGGCGCCGAGCCAGAGCTTCGCCGACATCGAGGCTTGGGAGAAAGACGTGCAAGAGGCCTTGCGTAAACTCGAGGCATCGTAGCAATGGCTTGCGCAAGCTGCGGGACGCAGGCCTGCCGGTGCGATTCCACTGTGCTCGAGGGCGCGGCGATCAACCGCACGCTCGTGGCATCGTTGGGGCCCGTGGTCGACTGCGTTCGCGACATGTACACGACGCTCGGGGCGCGGCCGTACCAGGTGATGCTGGTCTGGACGGCGTGGTCGGGGGGCAAGCGCGGCCGAGGCGTCGAGTGCGTTTACCGTGAGGAGGCAGTCCTACCCACACCGCAGATCTCCGACATCTCGGACCTCAGCCGGGAGCTCTCCGCAGTCGGCGTCGACGAGTCCGGGTCGGTTCGCGTGAGCCAGATCAGCACCAAGTACACCGAGGACTACCTGATTGGGCGCAGCGACGATGGTTCCAAGATCCCCGAGGATCAAAACTTCTATTGGGAAATCCGGTTCCCTCGAGCCGACGGCAAAGGGCCTCGCCGGCGGTTCATCCCGCAGGCCGCACCAACGCTCGACGCCATGGCGTTTCAGTGGAAGATCTCCCTGCTCAAAGTCAGCGAAGACCGGATGCGTGACGGCGACGTGAGGGGTTGATGCCGTTCTATTCAATCGACCCCCTTCCCGAACTGACCGGCACCGTTAGGATCCCGATCAAGGACTTCGCTCGGTACGAAGCTCGGCTCGGGCGCGAGATCCGCCAAGAGGTGTTCAGCAAGGCCATGCCCACCGCGGGCAAGCTCGTGCGCCTGTATCTCGAGAAGGAGACGCTTCAGCGCAAGATCTTCCATCGGAAGCGCTTCGCACGAGGCTGGCGCTCGGTCATTGGCAACGTCGCCAGTTCCGTGCGTGTGTACAACCGCGAGAAGTACGCCAGCGTGATCGAGTACGGGCGCCGCCCCGGCGCGCGCCCCCCGCCCAGCGCTGCGCTCGTTCCGTGGGTTCGCGATAAGCTCGGCTACCGTGGCAAGCAGGCGCGAAGCGTGGCATTCCTCGTTGCGCGCAAGATCGGCGAGCGCGGAATCCCCGCACGCAAGGTGATTCGAGATCCTGCGGTCAAGCTCAAGGTGCAGAAGATCGTGACCAAGGCCGTCATCGAGCGCCTCAAGATTGCAGTTGCCAAGACGAGGGCGAGATGAGCGGCGCTGATGACGAGGTTTACAGCCAATCCGAGCAGGTCGAGACTGAGTTGATTGTTGATCCCAACTACGCAATCGACTTCACCGGGCGCCGCGAAACCGACTGCTGGGGCGCCCTGGCGCGCGGCCTCGCCGAGTACGTCTCCCAGCTCCGCATGGACTGGCCGGGTGGGTCGTCAGTTCGCCTTCTCGAGGTGTTCGAGGGCTGGGCTGAGCCTGAGACGTTTTCCACGTACCCTTCCGCCGCCGTGTACTCTGAGTCGCCCGGCGTGTACGACGCCGATTCGTTCTCCACGATCCGAGAAGTCCTCCCAGACGGGCGCTCGTTGCAGCGCGTCTCCGAGTTCAACCAGTCGTACATGCTCGACGTCTGGTGCACGCAACCGCATGAGCGCACGGCGCTGGTCGCCATGCTCGAAGACTCCTTTGATCCAGTGGACTGGATGGCCGGTTTTCGGCTCCGGCTTCCCCACTACCACAACGCCGTTGGCACGTACCTCGCGGAGAGCGTGACGATCGCCGACAGCGCCTCGAACGCCGGGCGGCGATGGCGCCTCGCATCGTTCAGCATCACCGCATCAGTACCGCAGATCCGGTTTATCGGGGCGGCGCCGGCGCTCAACATTCGGACTCAGGTGGTCGTTTCAGACTCCTAGTCGCGAGAAGTAGGTTCGAGTAGGATTTCGCCCAGGGCTCATGGCAGGCCGGGCTCAGAAACAACAAGGAGGCTCCCATGTCCGGTTTCATTCGGCGATTTGGCTACTACCCTGGCACCGAAGTTTTGACGCAGATCGAAGGCGTCGCGATCATTGATCTCCCGCCGCCTGGGTCTGTCGAGGGCGTAGGCACCGGGGTCGTCGCCGCAGTCGGCGAGTGCTCTGACATGACCTACGCCACGACCGTAGACTCCAGCGGTAACGTCTCCACCAAGATTCAGCCGCAAGAGATCCTCAGCGGGCAGGACCTCACCAACAAGTTCGGCGGCTTCGACGACACGCTCGGGCAGTTCGGCGGCACGGAGGGCAACTTGCTCGCGTCGCTGCGCAACAAGAAGTTCAGCCGCTTGATCGTCGCACCCGTGAATCTCGCGTCGGCCAAAGGCAGTCGCATGTTCCGAGATCTGCCGATGTGCCGATCGCAGGCCGACTCCAACCCGGTCGTGCCAGTGCTCGGTGGATCAATCGCAGCAGGCCGCGAGTTCCGCAGCGGCGTAGGCAGGATCAAAGCCGCTCGGCGCGTCGAGTTCACCGCGATCACCCCCATCAAGCGAGACCTCGGCGGGAACGTGATCGCTGGAACCAGCGCCGTCACCCAGGTGTTCAGCTCGGGCAAGGCCTTCGATCGCGTCTGGCAGTTCGACGACTCGGGCGCGTCGTTCGTCGATGTCACAGCGGTGGCCAACAGCGTCGCGGCAGCGGACTTCGAGCCATTCCCGGCAGTCGACGGCACGGACGACTATGTGGCCTTCGGCATGGCCGACACTTTCGAGAAGCTCACGCTCAACAACGCAGGCGGCACGGCAGGTGCAGGCGGCGTAGTGGCGTGGGAGTACTGGAACGGCAGCGCGTGGGCCGCCCTCACGGTCGTGGACGGCACGACGGGCTTCACCGCTGCCGTGTCGGCAGGGCAGACGGTCACGTGGACCGCCCCGACCGACTGGGCAGCCAATACGCTCAACGCCGTGCTCGCCTACTACGTCCGGGCGCGCATCACCACGGTCTACACCACGAACCCGGTCTACGACCGGGGCTTCGCAGCAGGCGTTGACTGGGCGACGATCGACCGCCCCGACGGCAACCTCGGCGCGCGCAAGGGCGATATCCTGGTGCTCGGCTACAACAGTGCCGGCAGCAAGGCCCCGGCAGCCGAGGCTGGCACGTACCGCGTGCAGACTGACCCGGCGAGCGGCATCAACGTCACCATCGAGCGGTTGGACGGCGCCGCGTTCGTGTTCAACGGGCAGGCGGGCGTGCCCTGGCGCCTGCACTTCGTCAGCGACGCGGACAGCGCGCCTGTGCTCGTGCCTGGAACGGCAGTCGGCGGCTACAGCGCCAGCCAAGACGGCGGCTACACGGTGGCGATTCGCCCTATCACCGACGCATCCGGTGCGCAGACCGACGGCACCTACACGGCGGGCAGCGTTCTGGCCCCCGCCGTCGTGCCCACAGCGACGACGGGCGACTCGTGGGATCCGCTGTCAGGCCTCGGCGCGCGCTTGCTGCCCAGCACGACCACTGCCTTCACGGCGGCCGTGCAGGGGATCAACCCCGCGTACGCTGGTCTGGATACGGCGTACCTGACCGCCATCGACGCGCTCCTTGCCGACGCTGAGCCGGTGCGGGACACGAACATCGTGGTTGCGTCGCGCAAGAGTCGGATCATTCGGTCCAAGCTCCGCTCACACGTCATCGACGCGAGCGGCAAGGGGCGCGGCCGCATTGCGGTCATCTCGCCCCCTTTGACCACGCTGGCCGTCACGGACGTCACCGCAGACGCGGACCCAGGCGTCGGCGGCAACCGCAGCGAGCGCGTGGTCTACTCGTGGCCCGGCGAGCAGACTTACATCCCTGAGGCGGTCGGGTTCCGGCTCGCCACCGCAGACGGCTCCACGACGGTCGAAGGCCTTCTGGACGTCTCTGCCGACTTCCGCGCCGCGAGCGTGCTGTCCAACCTTGCCCCCGAGCGCAACCCTGGTCAGGCGGCAGATCCGGTGCCTGCCATCATGTCCACCGTGCTTGGAATCCAGCGGGGCGTCACCGGCTTGGCGATCGGCGAGTACACGTCGCTTCGAGCTGCGGGCGTGATGGGGCTGCGCGTCGACCGCACCAACGGGCCGACGTTCCAGTCCGGCATCACCACATCGCTGATCAGTGGCGAGAAGAACATCCTGCGCCGTCGCATGGCGGACTTCATTCAGGACTCCTTGGCGGAGCGCCTCGTGAAGTTCTCCAAGTTGCCGCTCACCAACCAGCTCAAGGACGGGGCCGTGGGCGAGACGGTCGCTTTCTGCGACGAGCTTCTCAGCGCCAGCAACCCCTCCGCTCAGCGCATCGACGCATACCAGGTCGACGACACGAGCGGCAACACCCCGAGCCTCACCGCGAAGGGCATTCATGTGATCATCGTGCGAGTTCGCCTTACGCCGACCAGCGACTTCCTGGTCCTGCAGGCTGAAATCGGCGAGAACGTTGTCATTCAGCAGGCAGCGTAACTTTACAAGGCCGCTGCAATGCGGCCAAGGGGTCTATGCGCCCCTGCGCGCCCCGTGTCCGGCTAGGGGGTAGTCGGGCACGCTTGTGGGCGCGGGGGGCGCGTGCTGGGGCGGTTTTGCAAGGGCGCGCGGGGGTTGCTTGACTCGGGGGCGCCGCCTGGGGCACGCTGGGCGCGGTTACGCGACAGCCGCACGCTCCTCTGGTGGGGGTGGATAGGGCTCGCAGAATGGCTTCGGCCTTTCTTGCGAGCCCTTTGCTTTGATGGGCGGCCATCGGTGCATCGGAGAGGTGGGGTCAAGACGTGGCACAAAGAATACGCGGGCAGGAGGTCGAGGTTCTGCTGGTTGTCGACGGCGTGCCGAAGACGAACATGACGAACATCAAGAACTTCGAGGTGACGCTCGAAACGGAGATCATGTCGGAGGGCTATCTTGGCGAGCCGACCGAGCGCAAGGACAGCATCTTCAAGGGCGTGTCGGGTCGGATGGACATGCACTTCGACAACCAAGAAGTGCTCCGCGTCTACCAGGCCATCGTGGACAAGGCGCGCCGGCGCACGCCGGGCACGAAGTTCAACATCAAGGCCACGCTGAACTTCCCGAATGGCCAGAGGCCCCGCGTCGTCATCCCCGACGTCGAGTTCGGGCAGCTCCCGCTCAACTTCGGGGCGCGCGGTGACTACGGCTCGGCGACGCTCGACTTCGCGGCCAGCGACCTGTCGATCATCTACTAGCGCGGCGGTTCGCGCTACCAACACGAGGATGAAGGATCATCGTAATGAGCAGACCCAAGTACACGTACAACCTACCGACCTTGATCTCTAGCCAGATCGAAGTGCAGTCGGTGACGCTGGTCGAACTGACCTCCAGCGAAGAGATGATGGCGGCGAAGCGGGCGCAGAACGACCCGATCCGCCTGGCTTGGGAGCTCCCGAAGGAGTCCCTGCGTGCGATCGACGGCAAGGCCATCAGTACGGCTGACGGCTCGAGCGACCAGGCGTGGGAGTCGCTGCACCCGAAGGCTCGCTCGTTCGTGATGCAGGCGTACAACCAGCTCCACAACCCTGTGGAGCCAGACGTGGCCGCTTTTCTCCAGAGCCGGCAAGTGGAGATCGGCTAGCCGGCTTGGCAGCATTGGCCGTGTCCTTGG